AGGTACAAAGTCTTTGATCATTCTAAATAAAGAGTTATCAAAATACTTTATAATATGTACAAATGCTTTAGGATCGGCAAAGAAATCATCTCCTTCCCAAAAACTATCCCAATCTTTCCAGAGTATAACTAAATCTTCCCACGATGGAGTATCATGAGTTATCATAGCTGATATTCTGTTTAACTTATCGTAAGATGTATTATATTTATCACCTGGGTCACCGATAAAGTTGTCTATATCAAATGAACTTGTTAAATGTAATCTAACAAAGTTCTCAGCTATATCATTATAGTTGAATCCTACTTCAACAGTATGAATATCATCTGAATATTTTTCTCGTTCTGAAACTACTGAGGTATATCTTGATAAGGTACTTCCTGTGGTAAAGCTACCTGTTAAGTCTAATCTTATTTTATCTAATGAAGATGTAGTATGTGAATATGGACCTAAGTATCTTGAACGGTCTATTTCTGCTCCACCAAACTGTCTTATCTGTAATAAAGAAGATGGTATACCGAAACAGTTTATAAGAGCTCTTAATCCTCTTTCTGTACCCTTAGCTTTAGTAAGGAGAGGTAAGTTATGATATATTCTTTTATATACTTCTTTTTGATAGTTATCTACTCCTACAGGTTGAAGCTTTTCGTGGTTGGAACCAGAAAGTATAGTAACTACTTCATGTATCAACTCACTACCAGTAGCAGGAGCTTCACCTACTAATAAAGAAAATAAGTTTCCTGTAGTTAGATTATTTTCGTATATTTTAACTCCAAAAGATTCTATTGCATCCTTAACTAGGTCTTTAGATAGACCAAAGTCTAACCTATTATCAGCATCGTACTTGTCAGATACAGCTTTAAAGTATATCCATAAGTTGTCAAAGTGCTGTCCTATCATGTTAAGGAATAACATGTAAGGTTCATTGTTGGAATCTTCTCTTAAGAACATTGGAACAGTTCCATCAAGATTATCAGAGTTTGTATTGTCGTATGCTTCAGCTAATACAAGTTGGTTGCTATACCATGTAGAACCTGATGAATGACTACTAGCGTAGTTAGTAAATGGTTTTGTTGAGTTACTTTTAGGCCAAGAGGTACTCCCACTTGTAAAGTATAAGTGACGATCATAATGATCGAAGTTTCTTATTATACCATTAATAAGTCCTTCATAGTACTCAGCACTGCCACTTGCATTATTACTTATGTAACCTGAGTTTCTAATGCTTCCTATAGTAGACTCATGGCTCTGTATTAAGTCTAACTTATATTTAAAGTTCCTTAATCTTTCTTCTGCAGAGGAAAAATGAATATAGTTTGAATATTCATCGTATTGAATGTTAATCTCTGCTCCTGATTTATTGAATAAAGAAAGTAGTTCATAGTTACTACCTGTTACTGGGTAACTAAATAACTCGTTATAGTTAAGATATTCTGTTGGAGTAGCTGATTCAGTTTCCAACTCTACATTAAAGTTAGGACCTTTAAGTTTAGTGAACTCTAAAGGAGTACTGATAAGTTCTGCTTCTACTTCAAATCCAAATGAGTCTGCTATTATTTCTTGGACTGTAAATATTTCGTTTTTATTTAACTGTCCAGGTAATGGCTTGTATAACTTTATTAAAAGTGCAGTACCTTTAGAAGTATTTTCTTGACTTATATTTACAGCTTTAGTTTCAATATTATTGAATCTTAAGAAGAAATCTGGTAAGTAACTACTAGTATCGACTTTACTCTTAAAGCTGTTAATAAGAGTTGAATACTCTTTATCTGTTAGTTCATTTGTTAGAGCTCTTATCTCTGTACGGTCTGCAGAAACACTTTCAATAAAGTGAGAGATAGGTTTTTTAGTGTCAGAAAATATATCATCTGTAAAAGAATACACTAACTTTATATCTCCTGTATCGAATCCATAATGAACTATATCAGTAGAAGGGTCTACAGATAGAATAGATGAACCAGTAGTTATTGCTCCTGCACCTGCTCCGGTTAAACTGAACCTTCTATAGTCTTTATCTTCATTTAGTAAGTCATCGTTTAAAGAAAATATTTTTAGATTAGCAGTATTTTTGTTAGAATCAAACAAAGAGTTAACTGCAAAAGCATCAACAAGTTGTTCTTGCTGGTCTTCTATCTTCCCAGTAGTTACTAATGTATCTGGGTCTATATTCTTTAATATGTATTTAAACTCTGCCACTATACGTCAGGTTGTTGTAGTTCAATAATCTCTTGATTTGCTTCTAGTAACTGCTGTCTTAACTGCGATATTTCATCCAATAGTGGTTGAATATCTTCTGTATCTTTATCGAACTCTAATAAAGCTCCGCTTGTTTTTACTAAATATTCATGAGAATTATCTTCACCGTTAAGAGGAATCTCGTTAAAAAGGTTTTCATACTCTACAAAGAAATCCTGTACCGTAAATGTATCTTCTACAGGTTCAGGTTGACCAAAAGTTTTGAAAGATCTATCGATAACTTTATCTAAATCTTTCTTATCTAGTTGGGTTTTAGAAATCTTTAGTTCATTAGCCATGTCTAGTTACCTTGAATATATTTTTATTATCAATAACGATAGTACTATCACTAACAGTAGTCTTGACTAAAAGCCTATAGTACCTTTCTGGTTGAAAAGACTCCATGTAAACGTCAAAAAAGCTGCTTGTATTGTCTGCACTTATTCTAGTATGGTTACTAAAATCTACTATCATCTCTCCACTATATTCGTCTTTTATTCCCCAGTATGACTGTTGGGGTAGTTTGTATTCTGTTAGGTAAATAGAAGAAGTTGTAAATGTTCTTGTAGGATATTTAGGTCTTGCAGATAATCTGAATCTAATAGAATCTGTATCTGCATATTTTTCCTTATGGTTTTTTATACCAACAGTAACTATATCTGTCGATAACTCAGGAAGTGAACTATTATAACTAAAATCATCCCATTTTAACTCTAAATATGGAGGAAAAATAGTATTTGTATCAGAACCAAAGTACTGTAAGTTTATTGATGATGTAGTATTACTTTCATAAGTAGGCGCAAGTTTTATCATTATACCAGCATTACTGTAAGAACCTGAATAATGACTGTTTACTATGTTAGTTACATCAATATCTAAATCTTGATCTAGTTTTACACTTTTAGAAACATAACATAAAGAAGATGATATATAGTCACCTCCTAAAGAGGTCCATTCATTAGCTTGTGCATCCTTGTGTTTCCAGCTACATCCTGATTGGTCAAGTGGTAAATCATCTCTTTTACCTACTCCTGTAGTCCATTGTGAACTTAATGCTAAAGCATGAACTTCATAGTCTTGTGGCAGTTCTCCTGCTTCAGCTAAAGATAAATGTAGACTACCAGTCCATTGACCAGTAACTTTATTATTAAGAGTTGACTGTATCTGATTAGTGTAGAACTGTATTAATGTTCTCTGTACTCTATGAGTATCATTGACATCTTTATATGTACCTACTTCTAGTATTTCATCTAAACCAGCGTTACCGTATAGGTTACTTATGTTTGGTTCTGACCAAATAATAGTGTCTTTTTCAGGATATATTCTATATATTGCCATTTTATAATGATGTTACTCTTCCTTCTATATCTACGTCTGGGTATTTAACTTCGAATATACATGGGTCGAATGATGGATATACAACATTTTTATTAGTTGCACCATTAACGTCGTAAGCATATTCAGAGTAGTTACCTCCTACTTTATTAAATACTTCCACCTTCTCTACAGTTTGCACACCTTTTACAGTATCTAAAAGTGTATAGGCTGGAGATAAGTTAATCGGTTGGTTTATTGACCAGTTTCTTATATCAAAATAAGATTTTAGCTTTCGATTACATTCTAATAATACATCTCTTGTTATTGCACCAGGTAGAGTTATTATTTCAAACTTTACTCCTATATTGACTACATAAGCATCTAGTATGTTTACTCCATCAGCTATCATAGTAAACTGTGATAGATATGTCTTAAGGTTCTCTTTTAGACTATATGGTGTGGGTGCTAACTTACCTTCGTTATTATATGCTAAAGTAAATAGTGAAATAGCGAGTGGATTAGTACTCAAAAGACTATTTTGCTGGTTAGGTGGTGTAGTTTGAGTTACATATACTTTAGCTACTGTACCGAACCTAGGGGGTAGAGATAGAGCTCTTACTGCGTAGTCTTGAACTGTTACAGTACGTTGTTGTTCTGCAAAAGATCTTAAACTATTCTGTCTAAGTTCTTCAGTTGAATCTCCATCTTTTCCTCCGAAAGCTGCTGCTTCATTATTAAATCCAAGTGTTGCTTGGTAAGAGTTATCTGTAGCAGTGGATGTTGCTGTTACTATATTATTGACAGTATTAGAGGGTACATTTGCTGTAGTGCCTCCTCCTGTGATATACCTTATAGTTAATGTTGTATTAGAGGGTGCTACTCCATAAGTACTTGTAAATAAGAAGTTAGATGGGTCGTAAGCTTTGTATAACTCTCCTACCCCAGTACCGTCTGTTATACTATTATTAGTTCTAAATGGATCAGGTAGTAGAGACTCTTCGTTACTACCAGCGATACCTGAACCGAACTGTATTTGAAGTACTCCTTTCGATGTAAATCTTGTTACAAATCGTCTAGCTACTTTAGTTACTTTTAACTTATTAGGAGCAAGGTTAGCGTCATTGGTTGTATTAGTTTCTTCTTGAAAGACTGTATCTTGTCCTAAGAAAGGAACCTCTGTCCATGTCTTACCGTCACTGTCTACTATATCTAAAACTCTTATTATATTATTATCTTCTACATTGATAGTAGCAAACTTTTCAGCTGTAGTATAGGTCTGTTGAGTAGATTGTATTTCACCTGAATATGCCTTTACTTCTTTAGATAATGTAAACTCAGCTGGTTTACCGTTTTCATCTACTGAGTATATTTTTATATCGGTAGGGTCAAAAGAACTACTAAATGTAAAATCAACAGGTTTAGTAGTTAGAAACGTAGGTTGTCCGGCTGTATCAGATCTTATCACTGAGCTTTCATCCACTTTGAGTGCTTGATCCCAGTTAGGAGTAAATCCTGCTGTTGCTGCTACGTTTTGGGATACTGTTAATGTTGTTTCTGCTGCTGAACTTACTTTGGGTTTATACCCCATCATGTAAGCTAGTGAATATAAGTTAGAAGGATTTTTAGCGTGCTGTAAAAATGTCTCTTGAATCTGTGTATCTTGATAAAAAGATAGTACATCTCCTACATATGCAGCCATTTCAATAAACATTAGACCGGGAGATGATGGACTGAAATCGTTGTATGCATCAGGAAAGTAGTTCTTGGCATACTCTATGAGTTGGTTTTTAAAATCACCAAACTCTTTATTTATATATTTTATATCTCTTGTTTCTGCCATCTTAGTTAAAGTTTATTACCACTTCATCTTCTATATTAGTTTCTGATACTTGATATTTAAGAGAAAACTGAATAGTTCCAGTTTCTGTATCTCCTATCGTTGAAATATCTACTGGTATGATTCTTGGGAAGAAAACGCTAAGGTCTTCTCTTACAAGAGCATCTACTCTTCTTATACTATCCTCATTCATATTTTCAAATAATAAGTTTTGTAACTCATTACCGAAAGTAGGATTCAAATATCTTTCACCTCTTGCTGTAAGAAAATAGTTTATTAGGTTAGTTTTTATAGCATCTCTAGTTTGATAGGTAGAGCTAAAAACTGCTTTACCTGAGAAAGGTAGTGATACTCCAACCGCTTTACGAGGTTGAAAATCTAATGGATCTATTTTTCTTACTTCTGTTGGCATTATATTCCTACTCTGTTTTTATCTTTTTTATTTGAAGCATCTAATATAGATTTTGCTTTACCAACGAAATCTAGTTTTGAAATATCTATACCTGGCATTGGACCTTTGTTTTCCCTTGTCATTTGGGTAGACATCATTGATGCGAAGTTAGGTTTTTGTACACCAGATTGAGTAAAGTTAGATGCATCCTCTCCTGTCATTTCTGCTTTTGTAGCATTTAACATTTCATCGAGTGTAGCACTTTTTCCTACTGACCATTTTTTTGGTTGGCCTTTAGGTACTTCAGCATAAGTCTGAGATACTTGTTTAGTTGGAGTACTTGCTGCTTTAACTGCTTCAGTAAGCATTTCTTGTAACTCCTCCTTAACTGCTGCTCTTACTTCTTCTCGTATAATCTTTCTTAGTTGATCGAGTTTCATATATATAAATAGTTTAGTTATGGAAGTTGATTATCTAATCTAAATTTTACTTCGTCTAAAAGTACATTTACATCAGAACTAAATGAAGATTGCCCTTTTAATACTGCAACTCCTTCATCTATTGTCTTAGCTACTGCAAATCGCTTTGGTGCTATTGCAGGAGAGTTAGGATCTTTTTGGATCTCTAATATATATTTTATACCGTTTGCAGCAAGATAACTGTAATCTAAATCTTCTCCATTTTCATCTTGCTTGTTATCTTTTATGTTATCTAGTAGTTTCTGTATAGTTTTTTTAGTATCATCACTAACATTACTATCTTGTAGTTTATTTAATCCATCTCCTAGAGCTGCTAGTGCAGCATCTGGGTTATCTGTATCAAAGTCTTCTTCTCGGAATCTACCATCAGTACCGGAACCTGTACCTGCTATCAAACAGTTATCAGTATCTCCAGTCTTTATTTGTTCTTCAGTACAAAGTTTTTTAGGATTTTTTATACCGTCTTCAGTTAGACTTCCGTTTCCAATAAAAGAAGGTCCTAATGTAGAAAATATTAATATACCGTCATCATCTAATAATCCTGCTTCAGAAAGG